TCTCCGAGTGCTGGGTTCGCCACCCGGCAACCAAGACACTACGGACTACATACTCGGAGTCGTTGACACGCTCATGAACTCTTCTCTCGCAGTTGTATCTGGACGGCCCACAGTCGCCCAGATCGGATCGCAAGACCTCCCTGCATACGACCTCACAATTAGAATCGGCTCAAGCCGCAGATAAAAGGACAAACAATGCCCACAACATATTTATCAAACCCAACCGTCAACGTGACAAGCCCGTCAGCAATCGCGCTCACTTCAAACTGCAGTGCAGCGGTTTTGACCCTTACGGCAGAGGCCTTGGAAAACACGAGCTTCGGTCAAACTTCCCGCACCTTCACGGCAGGGTTGTTCAGTAATGAATTGACCTTGACCTTGTTCCAAGGTTACGGAACGACCGAAGTCGAAACATACTTGAACAGTTTGTTCGGTGTCGCTTCCACGATCGTCATCAGTCCGTCTGGTACAACTGAGTCGGCTTCGAATCCTGAGTACACGCTCACTGGTTGCTACTTAGAGACCGTCACGCCGATCAACGCGACCGTCGGTGAGCTCTCAGTTGTTGAGGCCGTGTTCAAGGGCGGAACTTACGGACGCGACATCGTCACCCCATAATCCAGTAATCCGATCCCGACTAAGGAGAACACATGAAACTCACTCTCAGAGTAAAACTGTACGAAGGCGAAACCTACGAAGTGATTACGAACCTTTTCGTGATCGTTTCGTGGGAACGCAAAATGAAACGACGAGCTTCAGACTTGTCAAACGGAATCGGCATGGAAGATCTTGCATACATGGCCTACGAAGCCAGTAAGCAACAAGGCCACCCCGTACCTGTCTCGTTTGACGAGTTCATCAGGAAGCTCGAAGATCTTGAAGTCGTGGATACTGCAACCGCAGTCCCTACGCAGGAGGCCACCGGAAGCAACTAGCAGAACTGCTTGTCGCAACTGGATTCTGGCCTCCGAACATAACATTTGAACAAGACGATCTGGCGACTTGCGTCCAGATCATCAACGAGCAGAGACGAAAACAATAATGGCAGCATCAGTCGGAATCCAATATGACGGACTGAAGCAGGCTCTTCGTGAGATCGGCAAGATTGATCCTGCGCTTCGTCGCCAGATCACAAAAGACATCAAGAACGCGATGAACCCATTGTTCTCCGCGATACAAGACTCAATCCCATCGTCTGCACCGTTGCAAGGACAAAAGCACAACGGACGCACTGCATGGAAGAATGAGTCAAAGAACGTCACCATTAAAGTTGACACTCGAAAAGCTCGTTCACGCAACCTTTCACAAGGCGCACAATTCGAGTCTGTCGCCACAGTAAAGATCACGGCAAAAGGTGCAGCTCTGTCAATGGCAGACATGGCAGGACGAGGCCCAAACCAGACACGCAACAGCAACCCTCTCAGAGCCCGTCCGGGCTTCGCTGGATACTTGACAGCATCTCTCGGTCGTGGGCCGTCACGCTTCGTGTGGGCGCGATCTGACGACTACTTAGACGAGATCACACGCAATGTTGACCAGATCGTCATTGAAGTCATGGACAAAACCAACAAGAGACTGGTCAAACGCTGATGGCAATCAACCTCCCAATTATCTCCGAATGGAATCCTGCTGGCATCGACAAAGCCATCAACGACTTTAAGAAGCTGGAAACCAACGGACAGAAAGCATCGTTTGCAATCAAGAAAGCTGCAGTCCCGGCAGGCCTTGCAGTCGCTGCTCTTGGTGCTGTCGCTTTTGATGCTGTCAAAGCGTTCGCCGAAGATGATGCTGCAGCACAAAAGCTCGCCACAACCCTTGGCAACGTCACTGGAGCGAGCGACAAACAGATCGCAAGTGTTGAGGACTTCATCACCAAAACTTCACAAGCTGCAGCAGTCGCCGACGACGAACTACGCCCAGCACTTGACTCGCTTGTTCGAGGCACAGGAGACATCACCAAGGCTCAGGACTTACTCGGTCTAGCACTTGATGTCTCTGCCGGTACAGGCAAGGATCTCGGCGCAGTCTCCGACGCGCTTTCCAAGGCTTTCAACGGCAACCTAGGCCCACTTAAAAAACTTGATCCAGCACTTGCCGATCTGATCAAAAGCGGAGCAACCACCGACGAAGTATTCGCAGCAATGAGCGAGACCTTCGCAGGTCAAGCGGACACTGCAGCAAACACGACCCAAGGCAAAATGAAGAACCTTGGAATCCAAATGGGCGAACTCAAGGAGTCCATCGGCGCAGCTGTCGCACCACTCGCCGAGAAACTCCTTCCAAAGTTCCTTGCGTTCTCGGCATGGATTCAAAAAAACAAGACACTTGTCGTCGTGCTCGGCGCGATTATCGGCGGACTCGCTGCAGCCATCATCGCAGTCAACACGGCAATGACAATCTGGACAGCAACCACAAAAGCGTTCTCAGCCGTTCAAGCCGCTTTCAATGCTGTCATGGCCCTGAACCCAATCTTCTTGATCGTCGCTGCAGTCGTCGCCATCATCGCCGTTCTGGTCATTCTGCAAAAAGAGTTCGGACTCTTTGACGGAGTCATTCGAGTCGTCGGTGACGCGTTCGCTGCAGTATGGGCCGCGATCAAAACAGTGTTTGATTGGGTGAAAGATAACTGGCAACTCTTGCTCGTCATACTGACAGGCCCGTTCGGTCTCGCTCTCGCTTTCGTGATCACATTCAAAGATCAGATCATCGGCTTCATCAAAGGCGTGATCGACTGGGTGACCAACAACTGGAAACTCATCCTCGCGATCCTGACAGGCCCGTTCGGATTGGCGATCCTTGCGATCACCACATTCAAAGATCAGATCATCAATGTTTTCAGCATCATCTACAACGGCATCAAAGCCGCAATGGGCTTCGTCGCCAATGTCATCACAGCACCATTCAAAGCAGCTTTCAACGCCATCGCAAAACTTTGGAACAACACCATCGGCTCACTCTCGTTCACTGTGCCGAGCTGGGTTCCGGGCATTGGTGGCAAAGGCTTTAATGTGCCAGACATCCCTGAATTAAAAAACGGGGGCATTGTCACTCAGGCGACATTGGCAATGATTGGCGAAGGCAACGAACCCGAAGCCGTGATCCCGTTATCAAAGCTGGGCAGTATGGGATTCGGTGGTGGCGGTAACACGTTCAATGTCACAGTCACTTCTGCAGATCCGAACGCTGTCGTCGCAGCTCTTCAACGCTATGTCCGCATGAGTGGCCCAGTGCCAGTGACCACAAGGCCACTATGAGCAATCAGAACCTTTGGAAGGTCACAGTGGACGGATACAGCCTTGACGGGTTTGTCTATTCGCTGTCTTTTTTCAATGGTAAAAGAAGGTGGCTGGAAAATTATTCGCCCCAGAACTTGTCGCTCACTATTGACAACTCGACAAACTTGGCAAGCGCATTCCTGCCCGGATCAGAAATCAAGGTGTACCGGGACGGAGTCGGCACAAACAACAACGCTCGAAGCTTCTTCTACACTCAAGCAGTTTCCTACGATGACGGCTTCCAGTACGCGTCAGGTGGTGCGACAGCAACAATCACAGCAATAGATCTCTTCGGACTGTTGTCGCGTGAGCAACTTGTTGAAGAGGATCTTGGAGACCTCAACACCCTTGAGCAACTGTCCCCATACACAACCTTGATCAGCTTTACAAACGACGGCAACAGTGCAGCGTATGGAACTTTGAACTACACAGGATCAATCGGTGCTCGACTAACCCAAAACATGCAGACCGAACATGGTCTCATGATCAACTACGGCGACACGATCAAACTATTGGCAAGGTCACAAGTCGGAGACAATGTCTCGACACTGTCGTTTGGCGGTACAGCATCGGCAACAGTGCTCCCGATGAACGCAGTGTTCAGGTCGGCCCTCGGCGACTCGTTCAACAATGTCGTCACAGTGGACGCTCCAGTCGGATCGTACACAGGGACTAACACTGCATCAGTCACGCTTTACGGCGAATGGGCAACGACCACGACACAAGTGGACGGAAGCAGTAGCCAAGTCCAAGGATGCGCCGAATATCTCGCAGCTCTAATGGGAGACCCGTTAAGCGATAATCAGGTTTACTTTGAAATCCATGTCTGGGATTACGCTGTCAACCCTTCAACTCTGACATTGTTCAACCAGTACAACGACTTCATCAGCGCAAACATTGATGTCGTGTACCGCATCCCCGGCACAGTCTCAAATACGACCTACGAATGCGTCATTGAAGGACTGCAGATCAACTCAGATCCTGAGAAAACTGAGTATGTGTTCTTCTTGACTCCTGCAGCTTTGTACCGTTCATTCATCCTTGATGACGCTATTTTCGGTACTCTTGACAACAACAGACTCAGCTACGGCCTAGCAGGGTTTTAAGGAGAAACATGGCTGTCCCATTTTTACCAGTGTTTAGTGCAGGTCAGATTCTGACTTCCGCAAATATGAACCAGACGAGCGACGCTGTCAACAGTCTCGGCTTGTTCTTTGTCAAGTCACAATCAATCGGTTCAGCCGTGTCCAGCGTGACTGTCAGCAGTGCATTCTCAACAGATTATGAGGATTATCTAATAACTGTTACAGGTTCAAGCGTTTCAGCCAACCAGCCGAACCTACTCATTCGAGTTGGTTCAACTACTTCAGGATATAACTACGGAGGCACGTACGTTGGCTATACAAGTGCAACTGTTACTGGCGATGCATCAACCACAGCGACAGCTTTTGTTATGGGTGCGTGTGGTAACGGTACAACTGGCAACGGCGTAACCCACATGACAGTCACAGTCAGGCAGCCTTTCGTTACGCAGGCAACAATTTTTAACGCTGCAAACGCTTCTGCCGCATGGTCAAGTGTTTACAACGGGATCATGAACAACGGCACTTCATACACGGCCTTCACACTTTTGCCGTCATCAGGAACATTGACAGGCGGAACAATCCGCGTGTTCGGATACAGAAAGTCATACTCATGACCCCGGAAGAATACAAAACTCTTTATCCACAAGACCAAACATTTATTCAAGTAGATGACACTGAACGAACCATGACTGACGAAGAATATGAAGTATGGGTCGCCGAAGGTGTTTACAACAGCAACCATCCAAGACCATGAAAACTCTCGCAGTGATCGCAGCTCTCGCAGTCGTCTTGATGTTTGTCGTGACTGGGTGCAACGACCGCACTCGAGACACGTGCGAAACTAAACCAACAGCCACAAGGTGCGACCAATGAAGAAATACACAAACTCCGAGATCAAGGCCCGACTCATTTTGATCGTCGGCATCACACTGTCACTGACGTTCGTTCTGAGCACTGCCTCTCTGATCTACGGACTTTTATTCGTCGTACAGCCGATTGACAAAGTTTCGCCCAATGACGAATCAGCATGGTCACTGCTTTCACCGATGATGCTGTTCCTCACTGGAGCACTCTCAGGGATTCTCGCGAGTAATGGGCTCAAGGACAAGGAGAAAGAACATGACAGCTAGACCGTACACAGGAAACACCGACGGCAACCACCCCACACCCCGCGCCGGCACGAAACGGTTCGTGGAGTTCTGTGAGTATTTGTTCGGTGTCAAGAACATCGGCATCTACGCGAATCGTCCGATGCGTTCAGGCCCGCAGCTGTCCGTCCATGCGACATGGCGCGCCATTGATCTCAAAGGCACAAAAGCGCAACGGAAAGATCTTGTCGAGTTCTTGTTCAAGAATCGCGACGACCTGAATATTGAAGAGATCCATTCCTACGACGGGACAGGCGTACCATTCCCGACAGACAAATGGGGAGCTGGATATCGCAGTTCACGCGACAACTGGCTCAAGTGGACGATCTCACGCAATGGTGGCACACCCGGAGCTGACTGGGTTCATGTGGAAATCTCACCACTTTTCGCAGACAATCCAAAGCTTGTCGAAGATGCGTTCACACGCATCTTCGCCCAATGACTTGACATCTCTTGCCAGATTGGGTCGAATGACCCTGCCAAGAGAGCACAGCACCAGCTGAGCCCCGACACTGGAGGCACTAATGAATCCATTTAAGTTTTTAGGTTTAAGCGCGATCGGCTACATCGGTCTTGTGATCATCTTCGGTTCAGGAGGTGAGTCGCCACCAGAGCCAACTGTCAGAGTCCCTCAGACTGTGCAGATCGTTCCGTTGACACAAGAGCAAGAAGCAGACCGTGAAGCCGCGATCATCCAGCAGATGGCAGAAGAGAACGCGAGCATCTACGACGAGCCCGTAGAGACCACTACAACGTTCCCACAGCTCGCCCAGATTGATCCTGACACCAAATGCCAAGAATGGCTTCCGCTCGCCGTAGAGATGGGCTGGCCTAACAAGACCGAAGTGCTGCAAAGGCTCGGTCAGGTCATGTGGAAAGAATCGCGCTGTCAAGCGATCTCAGCGGACTCCGAATGGTTCAATGGTCATGACTACGGCCTGACTCAGATCAACCAGATCCACGAAGAATGGCTCTCCGAGATGGGATGGACGCTTGATGACATGGCGATCCCTTCCTCGAATCTTCGCTTCGCGTTCTTACTGTGGAACAGTCGCGAAGAAGCTGGGAAGTGTGGATGGCAACCTTGGAGCTTGCCATGCTGAGTCGCCCAGATTGGCAACTAGACGCAGCTTGTCGCGATCTGCCCGTTGACTGGTTCTTCCCCGAGCAAGGCCCAAACGCATGGCATGACCTGCGTCAGGCCGTCGCAGTATGTCAAGAGTGTCCTGTCATCGCGGACTGTCTTAACTATGCGCTCCAGTTTGAAGCCCGTACCCTGCCGGGCATTTGGGGAGGCACATCGGAAAATCAGAGACGCGCAATGCTTATCTCTGACAGACCCGTCATGTAGTGTCGGATTATCCAACAAGAGAGGAATATCCAATGAACGACCCCGACGGCATGGTTCAGACGATCAGAGAGCAAGAGAAGCACATCGCAGATCTTGAGCTCCGACTGAAACTCAGAGACAAGCGCATCGAGTTTTGGCAGGTAATGAGCATGGATCTTTACGATCACCTCATTGACTTCTACGCTCCCAACACAGATCCCGATCATGGCCCGAATACCAGCCTCACTTCTGCAATCAACAAGTACGAGGACGCTGTCAAGTATGAACCTCAGTGACTATGTAGACGTACCAACACGCTTCGCAGCTCTTCTCGCGAAATGGCCTGAGCTTCGCATCAAGGAGCATCGTCCAGAGATCGTGACGATTGGTGACAAGACCTTTATCAGTGTCACGATGCAGGCTTGGCGTACTCCTGACGACCCTCTTCCTTGTCAAGCGACTTGTTTTGAGCCCTTTCCGGGCAAGACCTCGTTCACTCGAGACAGCGAGCAGATGAACGCGTCAACCTCTTGTCTCGGACGCTTGGCAGGGCTCATGATGTCATTCCCGAAGATGGCCTCATTGGAGGAAGTGATCAATCGCCAAAAGGAAGAGCAAACTTCAAAGCCTGCCAAGCCTTGGGAAGCATCCGAAGGTCAAAGGCGACTACTCAGGGCTCTCGGTTATGCCGGCGAGATCCCGTCTGGTCGTCTCGCTTTTGAGTCACTGGTTACGGATCTGAAAGCGAAGAAGATGACCGAGGGTGAAGCGTTCTGATGATTCGAGTCCAAGTCACAGAGCGTCTCATCTTTGAAGCGAACGAACTACTGCACGATGTCACTGAAGCGACTTTTAAGCA